ATTTACGTAATATGCATAAATTTTACCGGATTCAAGGTAAGCATCTTTTGTAATTGGATTACCCTGGCTGTCATTTGCTCGGCATTCCATTTTAAGCGTAAGCGGTGCATTTTCTGTGCCGTTAAGGTGAATATAGCAGTCGTACATAGCAAGTGTCCATGCTGCCCCTGTGCTGCCCCAAATGAGCACCGGCGCTCCGTTTTCAGTTCTTCCGGCTCTTTCAGTAACAGAGCCATCCGCACTGATATGCAGCTGTGCAGCGTTAATGACCGGATATCCCATCCGGTAATGTACGTTGTTGAAATCGCCCATCATATGTATATACGCACCGGCTGCGTTTTCGGCCATGATATCCAGTGCGCGTTTAAATGTCTTCAGCGGATGTGAAGGGTCAGTGCCTGCGTTATTGTCGCTTCCTTCCGGAACACGGTAGTCATGGTCGTCGTATGTCCAGGTGAAATAGTCACCGTTTCCATGTGACACATAATTCGTAACATACAGGTCAAGATGTTCAGTCGCATGCGCATGACTGAATTTCAGCGCGTCAATACGTGCGTTGATCGCTTCATCTGCTGCGGTAAGTGTATTATCTGCATTCACTCTGGCTTCTGTCTCATCCTCCAGAGCCTGTGCCTGCGCTGCCTGTTCTGCTTTCAGCCGTTTCAACAGTTCTTCAATGGTCACATGTTCGACATTACCACCCGGCCGGTATGTGTCACCCGCTGTGATTGCAACCTGTGCTTCATACAGGGTATTACCGACCCAGATAAGAGTGCCGGCCGGACTGCTTACTGTGGCGCTGGTGGACTGCTCCACAACTGCCGCAATACTGTCCTTGATACCTTCAAACAGGAGCGAGAGATCAAATACCGGAGTCCAGTAATCCGTATCTGTGATCTGCGCTCCGGAAGGTACCGGTTTTACACTGATATAAGCGATACCTGTCATTGGATCCATGACAATGGTGTTTGTAGAATACTGACGCGTGATGTCCCAATCGAATGGATCCGCATATTTGATCGTATTCAGTGATACGAAATTCTGCAGCGTTTCCTCATAATCATGGAATCGCTTGAGGATCCAGTCCAGATTCAGATTGTGGTAATTCGTATAGGGGAATGATTCAAACATAGGTTTTCACCTCCTTAATAAATCATAATACAGAATCGCTTTTTAAACGATTGAACGATTACATCCGTGACATTGTAATCAGCTATTTCGCGCTCTTCCTTGAGCATCTGCTGAGTAGTGGTTACTCCTATATTACCCTGCTCAATGCGCTCATGAGTGATCGTGCCAGAGTGATCCGCAGTCCCGGAAGCACTTGATACATCCTGATCCGATGTCACCAGATCATCGGAATTATATCCGGCTACGTTATGTGTGCCGGTTCCGTCACTTCCGGATACATCATGCAGATCACGTGTTTCTGTCTCCTTGATAACTCCGTCCTTATTCCATATCGGATTATATTTTACGGTGGTTGTATCAAGCATTTTCTTCCATGCAACAGCATTCCGAGAGCACCAGAGCTCGATGCCGGTCTTCATGGTGTTCCAATCCGGATAGATCAGCTCCAGCTCTGCTGTCTGGAGGATGATCTCCTGTATCGTTTTTTCCCGGTCTATGCCTTTTGGGAACGTGAATGCATCGAGGATCTGGTCATTGTAATTAACGAGTCCCAGAAGTGAGAGATTCTGTCCGTTCATCCTGTCCGCCTCCTTCCTTATAGGTGAATGAGAATTTCACCCTGATATTGAGATCAAACATCTTATTAACTTTGGAGATGCAGTCCTGCATGGTCTCCAGCCAGAGCTGCGCTTTTGCTCTGGTAGCACTCTGATTCTGCTCGATCTCGCCGGTGATCATGCGTTCTGTCTTCTCGAAATTGGTATTCGGAATACCGATAGCTGTGAGGAACATGTTTTCCCATCTATGCAGATCAGCGAGCAGCTTATCTGTGATATATGTCTGCTGCAGATTTTGCGTAAATGTCATCCAAGAAGGATTCCCTTCCTCATCGAAAAGCTCTTTATCTGCATACGCGGAAGGACTGCCTCCGGATATCTGATCATACAGCTTTTTCATGCTCTCTGCAGCAGTCTTATCCTTGACTGCAAATACATACGCTAACTTAGAATTAACAAGGTTAACTCCTGCTGTTTCCGCTGTGAGTGCCATCATCTCAGCGTAGAAAGTAATGAGATCCCATGCGTTTCCCCAGTCCGGCATAAGACGTATGAGCTCGCAGTCCCTGCCGATCAGGAGACGCTGAGTCCCTCTGATCTTAGGATTCGTTACCACTGCCTCCGCAGGACGGTAGAAAACATTCCATCCATTGAGAGTGCAGAACTGAGGAATTACTCCGAACAGATCCGTCCGGAAGACACAGATCCTGCCGGTTCCGAATAATGTGTATTTGAAATAGTCTTTATCCCAGCTTTCCGGAATGCCATCCCAGTCATACACAGATACGAGATCCTGCAGAAGGTATCTTTGGAAGAATCTTGTCAGAGCTACGTTCTGAACGTGAACCGTAGACGGAGAGCGCATTCCGTTATATTCATTTATTCGGTCGTAATACACGGGGGTGTTTACGTTTCTGACCATAGCCTAATAACCTCCTTTTTCTAATTATACCCGCCATCATCCACGCAGGAATAGACGGATCCTTTACGTTCTCAGCGTTCTCGAATTCCATCCCCTGCGTGTTGATAATTGCTTCATCTCCGGTGATGTAGAATATCTGCGTTACTTCTGTACTGTTTCTCAGAGCATAGCAGAGATTCCCTGCGGAGCATGTTATTCCGTACGAAATGAGAGTATTTCCCGCTCCGGCTGCCTGATCCAGATGCATATGGTCTCCGGTGGCGAATCCTGCCGTACCTGTATGTCCGATAAGATCTCCCTGCCGGAATGAATACTGATCAGGAGGAGTATTATCGTGAGTGAATGAGAAGCATATATATTGCAGTCCCATAGGAGTCCATACCTCTGCATCTGACTGATATCCTCTGGTGTTTCCGGATGCATCAGAATAGATAAGATGACAATCACACGGTGCATAATAAGGATATCGTGCAGAAGGACCGACCCAGTCGCATGGATGCCCGCAGCAATGAGAATAAGAATCCGGTCCTGATACCTGTGTGCAGTTCAGATAATCCATAGGAAACAGAGCGATCTGATATCCATCTTTTTCTGCTGTCTGTCCTCTAAGCATCAGTATTCCTCCTGCTGGAGCTTCTTAAGCATCTCCAGACATCTGCTCTGCCGGTCTTTATTTTTCAGATGTAGATATCCGAAAGACAGAATCTCTATCTGAATATATTTTTCTACGTTCGGAAGCTCCCACGGAAAGAAATCATCAGGATCCTCTCCCCGGAGAAGTCTGTCATGCATGTCAGCGAGCATCCAGCAGGGCTCCTTTTTACTCATAATAGAAACCTCCCTCGAGATATGCTCGTACCTCCGCTGCTTCCTCTGCTGTGCCGTGAATGGGAACGTCTCCATCCTGAATAAGCATGTATCCTCCCAGAGATGCAGGAGTCCGCATCTGACAGAGTGGTCTTCCATTATGCTGAAGATCATCATCGACAGCGATAAGACATTCAGTATACATCTGCGGAGCTCCCTTCAGAGATACCCAGGATGATGGAGTGCCGACTGTATCCAGTCTGGGACGTGTCGCTTCTTTCTGATCAGCGATACTCGCTGTTGCGGATCCGACTAATCCGGACACAGCTCCTCCGATGTTGCCGGTTACAAGATTTCCGAGGAATCCTCCCACACCGCCTCCAGCGTCACGGAGTGCAACATTGGAAGCGTTGAACCAGTCGATATATACCTGCGAGAGCTGCACAGGTACACCTACAGCAGAATTGACTACAGTATCAACAACCTCGATTGTCGTGTCACTGTTTGCATATCCGACTGTAAGTTTTCCTATACCGGTCTGACTGTCTACGTTGACAATACATACACATCTTGAGTAATTGATCGCGAGATCATTATTCAGCGTGATCAGACCAAAAGGAGGAAAATACAGTCTCCGGATGATGTTTGACTGATCCATATATGATCCTCGCTCGAGATACTGCGGATGATGTCTCAGGCTGAAAACCTGTGCCGGTCTTGTCTGTATGCGATGCGGCAGCTTTGCGACTGTTTTAAAATCGATTCCGCCGACATTGACCACATCAACATTAGTACCGGTAGGAACAAAAGGAAGGAATATACAGCTCTTGATATATGAGAATGGATCGATCATTGCTTTCTGTAAAGCGAATGAAGCGTCTCCTTCCATAAAACCATTATCTTCAGATACAAAATTATCAGAAATATCACTCAGAAGGGAACGTATAACGAAACCTGAAACAGAATATACATTATCAATACCATTACCGGCGATCGTCAGAATAAAATGTCCGCCACCGAGTGCAGGCTCATCGGAAGAACCTCCTCCCCACATATAAGAACCGGTATCTGTATAAAATACAGGCTGTGTATTAGTCGGATAGAGAGTATCTATGATCTTGCCATCATATGCATTTGATGCTCTCAGAACGTACATAGACGCGCTGCCGATCTCATTTTTATATGTCGCGAGCACATCACACTTGAGAGCAGCAGTCCAGCATGCAGAGCTCCAGCTCCATTCCTGAACCCAATAGAACCTGTCGAAATCCGGAATGTAGCAATAGTTATATACCGATGGATCCGTGACTCTGCCGATCTGAAGAGTGATCACCGGAGCGACAACAGAAGAAGGAGATTTCAGAATGCAGTCGAATGTGGTTCCGTCTCCCGGTCTCGCTGTCGAATTCTCGCGTTTTGTAAAAGAATAAAATGTTACTTGCATTGTTACCTCCTTAATAAAAATGGATCACCGGATAACCCGGTGATCCGGAGCATAGGAGAAATATGCCAGAGAAATAATATTAGTCCAGCAGCAGAATTACTGCCTTTTCTGTCAGATCACTCATGAACTGCACTCTGCTGTGCTGGAATACGTTGTAATACAGACCGGCAGCATTCAGAGGAGTGACAGCAGTTCTGTCAAGATAATGGTTATATGCCATTGCGTCACGGTCAAACAGTACACCGAAGATGTTATTAGCTGTGACAGCAGCTTCTGCAGTCTGCACAGCTCCAGCTGCGTTGATCCATGACGGAGTAACGCTGATCTGATTCGGAGATTCAATATTCTGCCAGTAATCGACATATTCACGATCTGCCATCTGGAGATAGTTATCATTAAATGTTGTTGCCATTACCTGCGTTTCCATCTGATCCATAGCGGAGCTGGTCATGTACATCTTGAGATCCCTGGCGTCTGTATGTCTCATGATCGGCTTACCGGTTACCTCGACCTGGAACAGATTGGAGCGATTGCTCATGAGTCGTGCAATAGTCTTAACTCTTGCATATACCCATCTCATGAACGGAGCGAAATTGTCCGGCTGATATACAGTCGTTGCTGTGAGGCTGAGACCGGTAGCTGTGTTGTATTCCGTCAGAAGATGGATAACACCATTATTGAGCTGTACTTTCGCACCGATCGTATTGGCAAGCAGTCCGCGTGTAAGCTCCTCAAGCCACTGTTCCCATTTATCGGAAGCGTTCTGAGTCTGAAGTGTGAGGAAGCTGCCGAACTGTGCAGGAGAAGTAAAAGCAGCTTTGATCTGATCTTCATATACTGTGTAACGGTTCTGATATGCGTTACTGCCATAGTAACGCATCTCAAGAATGTTGCTTTTCTTGATCTTATAATGATCGACGCTCTGACCGTCAACCAGCGCATCTCCGAAGAATGCTTCATCCTGTTCTGCAGGAGTATCAGCGATGGAGATCTTTCTGACGATAGCTCCCCATTCTTCCGCGGATCTTTCAAGTCCGCCAAACTTGCGGGAATAAGGACGGATAGAGAAGATCGTTCTGGATACCATCTGCATCAGGGCATTAAATACTACATCTGTGCCCGCCTGCAGTGTAGTATTCGCCATGGATACAAAGGAAGCTGTGTCAGTGGGAGCAATAGCTTTCTGTCCGGTTGCCTGTTCATGCAGATCATTCAATACCTGATAAACATCGTTAATGTCCATTGTGTTTACGCTCATTTCTTATCACCTCCGAGCTGTGAACCGTCAGGACGCAGGATGCTTGCAAGGATCGCGTCTGAGGTTCTTTCGTTTTCTGAATTAAATACTGAATTGAGGATAGCTCCTGACTGAATCGTTTTAGTGAGATCATTGATCGCTTTCAGGAGCTGGTCATTGGTTCCGGATGCATCCGGAGCTGGAGTGATGGAGGGCACTGCCGGCTCCGGTTCATTGGCATCCGGTGCACTTGGGGAATGTGTATCAGCAGTGTCAGGAGGGAGAGCTTCTGCACCGGTGATCTGAGTAAGCTGCTGGATCTCATCTTTTGTATATCCAGCGTCAAGCAGTTTGATGATTGATTCAATATTCATTTGTTCGTCCCTTTCTGCATCTCGTTATGGATGCTCTCGATCAAGTCCTTGCAGAACTGATCATATTCCTGTTCATCCGGCTGCATTGCCTTGATAGAAGCATATGCAGCTTTATATACAGCGTCCCATGGAATCGCAGCAGAGCTGCGCGGAATCGTATCCGAGAGTACGATCGTATTTACGAGACTTTGTACTTCGGAATACCGGTCTCCCAGGATTTCCCTGCGCTTATCTCCGGATCCAAGATATCCGCAGATGCACATCAGCGCAAGCTCCAGAGCGGAATACTCTGATATCTTACCTTCAAGATTCATGATTTTTAGCTCCCGTAAGATAAGCGACCAGATCCTGAAGCTGGATCAGCGCTTTCGTGTTCTCTCCGATAGTTTTGTTTAAGGAATCCATTTCTTCCTTATGAGATTCCCTCTCTTTATTGAGATACCAGAAGAGCGCACAAGCGCACACGATCGGGAAACCAAGAGATCCGACAAGCTGAACGATTGCATTCACGTCCATAGGATCACCTTCTTTCTTAGGAGAGATTAAGAGCGGATCAGGCTCCTGCTCCTGCCTTCTGAGCAGTGATCTGTGAGCAGTCTCTCAATTATTATATTAGTATAAAAAATGTTGCATTTGCAACATTTTATCATTCGCAGTAATGCTCGAATATGGAGAGCGATTCGTAAGAGTCGAATCTTACTTTTCCCTCGGTATATCTTATATACAGAGTCCAATGTTTCTTTTTAAATCTCTCCAATCCGGAATAATTATCATCATATTCCGCCGGAGCTGTTCCTTTGGTCTGAGTAACATACCAGATAGTTTCTGATTTATGCTTATAGATATACAGCTTTCCGACCCGGAGAGAACAGGAGAAATCCCGGAGACGCTGCTTCTTTACATATGAGAAATCGTTCAGCACAAATTTGTTATCCAATGCCATATCGGAGAATTCCTTAGATACATTCCGATACAATGCTGTGTTTCTCTTCTTCTCGCTTATCGGAGAGTTCCTATATATGAGCATCGCCAGATCCGGAAGGAACGTCTCTTCTTTTCCGCTCTGTATCATATGTTCCGCGAGCGGTATCCAGTTAAAGTACATGAATATATCATTCGCAATGTCTGTACTGTTCGCCAGAAGGAAAACGCGGATATCAGATCCGTCGAATCTGTTTCTGTTCATGCTCTCGTATGCGTTTGAAAATGCTAATCCCTCGTATTTTATTTTGGGCTCTTGTGGCTCTTTCACGAATTCGTCAAAAATAATGTCATTTATTCCAACATTGGAAACCTCGAATCCGCGGATATTTGCGAATGTTTTGAGCGATGCAGTAACCAGCAGCAGCTTGTCAGAAGAGTCATAAAACGCTGTATTGTATTTGGTAAGCTTTTTTGTGTAATACTCCATCCGGAGATCATTGAGAACCTTAACGATCGGAGACATTGCATCTGTTGAAACGATGTCCGTCTGGATCTGCGTCCTTCTCATAAACAGAAACGGCTTTTTCTTCTCGATGAAATATTTTACTGCCGAATAGGTTTTACCGGTTCCGCGCGCACCTATCACAACATTAAAGATCCTATTCTGCTCATACAGTGATGCAAAATTGAAATAGCCATTCTCATCATACATCCGGAATGTTTTTGTCTTCTTCTGTCCCATGCCTATATATTAACACAAATAAAAAGAGCTCCCGTCCGAGCTCTTTTATTGGTTAGAATGGGAGATCTTTCCCTGCTGTGACGTGTGTTTCTGCGCTTCCGTCCAGATCGACCCAATCGACAGAGTAGTTAGTTCCGTTCTGTCCCTGATACGTCCGGATGCGGATTCCGAGCTGTCCTGCGTTGATCTGGTCGATCGCTTCCTGAGAATTGAGGATCTCCTCAATATTCTTCTCCTCATGCTTCGGAAGATTTACATAATCGAAATCAGTGTACAGCACTGCTTTGCTAAATTTTGATTTCGGATTAAGGAAGCATCCACGAACAACGATTACGCGCTGAGGCTGTTTCGGATCATACAGTTCCGAGAGCTTGCGATACTGGAAGTCTTCTCCAGCCTTGAAAGTGAATGAACCTGCGTTTGTTTTGTTGAGCTTTTTTGCGAATCCCATATTTTCCTCCTTGTAAGATTCATAAGTTTTATAAGCGGAGCAGCAGGGACGGTACTGCTCCTGAATCAGTATATCACGCTGAGTACTCCTCGTAATAATCCTGCATGTAAATTGTTTTTGAAATATCACTTGTCATTAAGTAATTCAATAACCGTCTATACTCTGTAGTCAGTGACAGAGTGTATGTGCTGTCCTGAATATAGATGTTTGAGATGATCGGAATTACTCTTCCATGACGTATGATCTCCTTGACCGGCGGATCATCGTTATATCTGGACTCAGTTCCTCCGGCTCGCCGGAATACGAATCCTTCCTTGAAATTCTCCAGCTTGCCGAGCTCCTCAGCTCCTTCTCGTTTACCGACTCCGGATATGGTGACATGCAGCTTACCGGATTCATCCTCGTAACAATACTTCTTAGCACCCATTGTTTTAAATCTCGGATAATATCCATCATCCTCGAATAATCCCATGTAGTGTATCTTGCCTTTTGGATCCACTGCGGAGAGCTCCGGATCTTTTAATTCAGCATTCAGTTTATCGAATGCATCCTCATAATCTCCTAAGTATTTGATCGAGTCAGTATCCGAGTAGATAAAATCCCATGGATCAATGAGCTGGAGCCCACGCTCCAGATGCTGCCGAGCGTAGGCTGTGACCCATACTCCCCACTGATACGGTAACCAACCTGTTTTATGGTATTCCTCGATAAGTTCCTCATCGCTGGTTGGTGATTCCTGCAGCACTCCATCCTTGAATATGATCTCACCTTTGCATGGGTTCTGAACCATCATGCCAAAATTGGCATTAAGGACATTTTTCCGCTTGCCGTAGAGATAATCATCTACTCCCTTGAGCATGGTTTTGTCTCGATACTGCCTGAGTACCTCCTGCCGGAATTCCTTAGGTAACAGACGCTTATTAGCTACGTACAGGATCTCTACCTCATAATCAAAATCGTATTCCTGCAGTATGATCTCGAAATCTATTTCCGTAAGATATATGACCAGAGCATCTGCGGACAGGATCCTTCCGTTATCATATTCTGCATTCTGCACATAAAAGCACTTGTGTCTTGGGATGTATGGGCATCCCCAGGCTTGATCACGAAGCTTTACATTCTGGAGATAGACTCGCATGAGACATGCTTTTTTGCGCTTGAAATAGTAGTATTCAAAATCAGCAGGATCAACTTTCTTGAATTTCCACGGCATAGGCTTTACCAGAATCTGATAAGGATATGCGCTTGAGATGTCTTTTCCTTTGGCTTTCATCATGATCCTGTTGGAATTCCACCTATTCGCATGAGTATTCCCGCCCCGGAATGCATTCCGCAGCATGCCGAATACCTCGAGATCCGGAAGGCATTCCTGAATGAATCGCCGGTATTTTCCAAGCGTTTTCTTAGCAATACGGCGAGCATATCCGGTACTGGTCAGAGGCTGTGTATACAGATCATCTCCATCCTTCTTCAGTTCTGTCTTGATTGCCTGCACGAGTCCGATAACATCATTACAGATATACTCCATCTCATCCGGAGAGAGTCTTGTCCACGGATATCTGGTCTTGCTGTAATCGAATCCATGGATTTTCTTATTCTTAACTCCCATTGTCTCAAGGAACTTATCCAGAGACATATTCGAATGGAGATATGAGCATCTGAATTCTAAGTTTGCGCTCCGGAACCTGAGCACCTTCCGCGTATCCATTGCGAATACATCCGTAATCGGAAGCACTGACTTGAGCCATTCAAACTCATATGAGAGATTGTGGTCAAAACAAACAAGAGTTCCATCCGGATAAGCTTCCTGCAGTAACCAAGTAAGCTGCAGAAACTCCTTCCAATCTCTGCCGATAATGGTGAGATCCTCGCCGATTTGGAATTGCCAGACATACATATACGCTTGCATCGTCTGTTTATCGTGTGTAGTTTCGATGTCAAACGCTGTGATCAGATCATAGTATTTTACGCTGGTCTTCTTTCCCTTAGGTTTTTTCAGCAGAGGAGCATCCGGAAGATCACTCCGCCGGAGCTCCCTGAACGTGCGTATCATTTCTGTTTGCGCCCCTTCATTGACTTGATTCCCATCTGTCGGAGATAGTCGGAAGGCTTAAGATTCCGCTTACCTCCGCGTCTCTGGATGGGCTCAACAGACTCGAGATCCTCAATGTGTTCTGTCCAGAATTCGAAATTCTTTTCAAACTGTTTCGCATTCAGACCGAGCCTTTTAGATTCATTCCACATCCTGACTGCTGTGTCTGAATCATAAGTTTTCACATTTTTGAATCTGTCCGCCATGTCATTCATGAATTTCCCGAATTTCCGGAGATCCTCCGGATCAGAGATATTTATTCCCTTTTCGTTGAATGAATCAACGAGATCCGACTGTATCCTCTGATATCCGGCATAGGTTGAATTTTTACCTGTCAGCCATCCGGATAATCTTCCGACATTCTGCCGGAGCTCTGAGAGTGATTCCGGTTTATCCATATCTCGTATCTTGTCCGGAACAGCGTCCAGAGCTCCATGCTTCTGGAATGTCTTCATCCGTCCTGCTGCAGATCGTTTGAGCGTCCTGTAAACGCTCCGGAGAGAGCTCTCTCCCAGAGATCTGACTCCCTGGGAAAGAGCTTTGAAAGCATCAGATAATTTCATTCTTTATCCATCCTCGCTCCGCAGTACGGGCAATAATCATACCTCTCGTTGAATATCTTCAAGCATTCTGAGCAGTGATAATTTCCGAAACCGCCATAATCATTCCATAACCATTGACCATGCTTCATTATCACTAAATCGCCTGTGTCGATTACGGGAAGCTCTTCGAGCCACCTGTCAGTGTAATCGGAAGCATAATCACCGTCTCTGCACATGTCCTGCAGTGCATAATCAAGATCTATCAATCTCATATGATCCTGCAGGTGATATCAATGTATCCCGGTTTCCCTGCTTCAACCGACTCTATAAGGATGTTTTCCAGTTTAAATGGGAATGTATCATCCGCCACGATTTCATCCGGTTTATAAACGATGATCTCATAATCCATATCTCTGCGAATGATATATATCTTGAGTCCGCAGCTCTGCGGAATAACATCCAGCAGATCGGCAAGGCTAATTCCTTTGATTGTCATTGAGCACACCTCCGAACAATAAATATGCAATTACATAAGCAACTATCATTTTACTGCAGAAAATGATCACTTCTGCGAGCCATGCACCGAGCATCTGTACACCTCCAGCACGTTTCCGCGCTCTTCATATCCGGCATCCGTCCTGAACACGCTCTGGAGAGCTGAGAGAAGGCATCTCCTGTAAATGTCTTCTCCGCAGATACACTGGATCTTTTCACCGCGTCCTACGCGATCCACAACAGGCGGAATATCTCTCAGATGATTGATATATGCGATCATCCCTGAGCCTCCTGCGCGAGCTTTGCGACAGTCTCGGCACGATTGATAGCTCTCCGCTCGCGCTCTTTCTCAGCTCTCTTAGCTCTGCGCTTTGCCTTCCGGATCTCGTCCTTCTCAAACAGGATCAGAGCCTGCACGATCGTATCATGTACCGGTCTTTCTCTAAGGATCCGGAGAGCTTCCGCATCCCGCTGCTCATGCAGTCTGACAGCTATCTGTGTATAGCCTTCTTTCTTATAGTCCCTTGCCACCTTCACATACCTCCCAGATTGAGGAGCACATCCTCCAGATGCGCGAGAGACCAGAGCTCCGCTCCGCTGGAGATGCATCCCTCCACACTGTACGCGAGAGTACCATCCGAATATTCGTATTCGGTGATCTCGATCGGATCCGTCTCGTTCAGGATCCGAAGAGCTTCAGAATGGAGCAGAGCAGGAAGCTTTGTAGCTTCGGTTGAATAATTACGCTTGATCATTTGTTTCATCCTC